TTTCGTAGAAAGTTTTGTTCGTTGCTTTTGAAAGAAATAGAACACATGAAGCGCGAGGTGGGGTTTGAACCTAATGAGGATGAAGATAAGCTCCGCCAGATCCCTGAGATCGTATTGCGTGAATACGCGCCTGAGCTTTATCGCAGCATGTGGTTCGTGGTCCAGACTGTATTGAATCCGATATTCAACGCTATCTGGCAAAGAGATTGTGCGGATCCAGCTACCATACAAATAGCGAATTACAATCTAAAAGATAAGAAACAAGGATCCTGGCATCACGACGAGAGCTCGGATATATCTGTGGTGGTTCCGTTGAACACTGGCAAGTATGTTGGTGGTGGTACTGCATTTCATAATTATGGGGAGGTAGCGCCGTTACCCACAGGCCATGCACTGTTTTTCCCCAGCTTCACACATCTACACAAAGGTTTGCCGGTCGAATCGGGTGATAGATACCTGTTGGTTTTTTGGCTGAATAACGCCAAAAGAATCGTCGAACTACACGAACAAATTACTTAATATTTCCTTCTATAAATAGTTGCACATAGTTGCAACTTTTGATAATATAGTCATGTGAGACATGTTATTAAAAACCAAAAAGGAGGAGAAATGATAAGAGTGTTAAACGTCCTGGAGCCTTGGGCCTTGCCCGTTGCGTTGTTCAATATGGTTGTGTTCATCTTTGCGGTGGAAGCAATCATCAAATTATTGGGGGTGGTGTGATGGCAAATTATTACATAAAAGAAAACAATAAAAGATTGGGTGGTTTTTACCCGAATGATTGCGAGGTCAAGAATTGGTTTGGGTTCTACGACAATCAGTGGTTTGTTTTTCATACAAAAAAACATGCTGAAAACGAACTTGATTATTACTTGGATGTAGCAAAAAAAGATCTGGGCAGAAAAAAAAGAAAGGAAATGACTGACAGGATCTTGAACATGGAAATAGAGGAGGTAGTGTAATGACTAGAGTAATTAAATTGGTTGACAGAGAAACAGGAGCCGAGGTGAATGTTGGTGACAAAAGAAAATGTCACAACGAGGAAGCGCCGGTTGTAGTGACCGGATTTTGTGCCAGGACCGGCAGAGTCTTTTTCGAGCTGGCTAACGGCTATAACGTAAGGACTGAGGGCGGTAAGTTTCCTGGTGTGATTGGTACTAAATTAATAGCGGAGGTAGTGTAATGAGTTGTTACTTAATGAATGAAAAGGAGATCGGGGCCATTGCGAAAGCAAACTTTAAGCCGGGGATCTGGAGCAGCAAGGGTAGGTTTTACAACGGAGCTGCCAAAGAGTTGGTTCAATATGAAAGCGCCGAAGATGCTGCCATCGCTTTAGCTTTGCAAAACATTGCTAGTTGTGAAGCAAGGTACCCTGGCAAGATTGCTGGTGGCTTCTTGAAAAACGCCGAGGAAGAGAAGGTATATTTAGCTGGTTGTGCTTTTGCCGCTAGCAAGGCAATAAACGCTTACATAGAGCCAATGAAGTTGTACGGCTTGGTCAAAACTTATGAGTACCAAGCCTGTGAGACTGACGATTGGTTTGAAACTAACGCTTTCTGGTTCTGTAACAAGGTTGCTCACCAAGCGGCCGGTGCGGAGCAGAGAGCACAAGAAGATAAGGAGGTAGTGTAATGTTAGATGCTTATATAGAAAAAATGTTGAAGGCGGCCAAGAGGGCAGCACAGAAGGCGTACGATGAATGTGTGCCAACGCCGATGGCTTTCCAGGTGGCTGATTCTTTGTTTGGCGGGTTTGATAAGAACAAACCATACGAGGTTGATAAAGAGGGCAACTGTGGTTGGGCCGGCTTGAAGGTTGCTGGTCCTGGTAAAAATATGATCTCTAAGGAGTTGAAGGCCAAAGGCTTGATTGACACTTTAGGATCTAACTACGGCTGGGATATGAGTGTCGTGTGCAACAAGTGGAGCCAAAGCGCAGACAGGGCGGAAGCTGCTGCCATCGCTTACGGCAAGGTGTTAAAAAAATATGGTGTGCCCAACAGAGTGGTCACTAGATTAACTTAGGAGGTAGCGTAATGGAGTTTGTAATTTATAAGTGTAAAGGCTATGAACCATTGGGTGGTGAGTGGTATGACTTTTCAGAGTTACCGCAAGAACATAACTACATAAAGTTTGGGGTTATGAACGGCGGAACCAAAAGAAAAGCAATCAACAAAGCCAGAAAAATAATTGGTGATAAAAAAGCCAAGATCATAGTAAAGGAGGTAGTGTGATACAAAAAGAATATTTCATAGAAAAAAACTGTCAATGCGGAATATCTGAAAAAACAGGAAAGTGGTCAGAGAAGGTTTTTGACTTGTTTGGTTGTAATTGCCAGGAAGCTATGATGGCCGAGCTGGAGGAGATCGCAGAGGATTTTGCAGATTAGCGGAGACACCTCAGAGCTGCTCAAACAGGTGGCGCAATCCCGATGAATGAAGTGCCCCGTCTCCGTATGTAACGCGAGCGTTACTCATTGGGGGGCCAATGAATCACTGTTTGGAAAGAGGAGGCGAAAGCCTCCTTTTTTTTAATATAGATCTTGTAAACCCACCTCTTGCTCACCTTCCAGGTTATATGGTTTGTAGTCCTGGTTGGATTCACATTCCAGCAATAACTTCAATGCCTGTTCATTCTTTGCCTGGGCATATTTCAATGCTTCGTCAGTCAAAGTGTAAATAACATAAGGGTAAGGATCTTGTTTCTCCTGGGCCAGAAACTTAAATCCCTTGGCCGGTAGATCTGACGCCCTAGCTGCATCAACATAAAGCGCAGCTTGCATGTGATAGTTGAAAGCATTAATCGCTTGTTTAAAGCCTCTAGGAGACGCGTCACGGCACGTTTTAAGATCCCAGACATACTCATTGTCATACCAATCCATTCGGGCCTTAAACGGGTGTCCATGCCATTCAAATACTAAAGTGTATTCTACTTTGTCGGTTTCCTTGGGTATGTAGTCTTTGACTATCTCCCGGCGGTCCATACAAGTGTTGTATAGATCCTGGGTGATTGGTGTGCGGTTGCCTACAGTGGCCAAGAAGTCTTCATACTCAGCTTTGCCTACTTTGGTTCTTCTGTCTATGCTGGGTTGAATTACAAACTCTTCATCAAAATTGTGGTGCTCCAGGAAGACTGTGTGTTGCACTCGTCCTTCCAGGAGAGCTGGTGATTGGACCGTGCCTTTTCTGTATTTCCAGGCAAATGGATCCTTTGCGATCGCAGTCAGATCGTGAGATCTGAAAGCTGGGATCTCAGCATAATCCTCATAAGTGAGATCTTCATATATTCCTACTTTAAATTCTTTCATTTTCTAGCTCCTTTATTTCTTCTTCTGTTACATCAAAGCAATTCAAATTGCCCGCTACTGTTCTTCGTTCACCAGGACCAAAGAAAGGGTAAACTGTGTGCTGCATCCAGGAAGGAAACAAAACAAGTTTGCCTGGTTCTGGTTTTATATACCGGGACTGCGACGGCCTGAGTCGCTCCGGATCCGACACCTGGTTTAAACCATAAGTAAAATTGATATACCCATCTATGGTTCCTGAGCTATCGTATAGATCTACACGCTCGTCGTCAGACTTCATTATTTGATCTGGAACCATGGTCCAGCTGGTAAATGATATTCCCATAGGGGCAGAGGTTAAATGGTCGTGTATGGGGTTGTAATCGCCCTCAAAGCTATGCACTGACCATAGCTTATCCATAGATATTTTTTTAGCTCTAAGAGGAGATTTAGTTTGCTCTACAAAATGCCTAAGATAAGCCATAGCCAGGCTCTCAACAATCTTAACAAAAGGTGCTAACTGAACATCATCATAGTTCATAACAAGTTGCTCGCCTTGGTGTATCTGGCCAACTAGGGTGTCGGCAGCAGACGCGCGCTCTATGTTATTTCTTAATGTGTCCAGGTAATCGTTGAGATCCGCCACTACCTGATCGGATAAGTTGTGTTGCAGCATCAATGCAGCTGGCAACGTAAAAAGTTCGTATTCTATTTGTGCACTCATTCATGGTCCTCCAGGATCTTAACAAGATCTGTCATTATGAGTGAGTAGCCAACCAGATCGTCGGCCGTGTCCTGGTGCTCTGGATTGTTCATAATTCTACAGGACTTAAAAACTATCATCATCGCACAACATTGTGAGGGTGTGAGCTCAATGCCCAGTAACCCGCCCCAGGCATTGGCTAACTGAATAAAGAAGTTATCCGGGGAAGAGTAGTCTTCACCTTTGAGATCTAAGAGATCTGCTATCTGTTGTGCTTTATCTTTATACATGTTGGGGTGGTGGGCAGCCACACGTTTCCGTTGTTGTGAGACATAAGGAGAAGGGCCACCCACCGAAACTTCAAAAGGGAATGTTATCGTCTTTTAATCCCTCGGATCCCTGTTCAGATATAGTTTCTAAGTTATCAGTTGCGACTGATGCGCTTACTGTTCTTGGTTCGTCGTTGCCATCATTAGCAGCAAGAAACTCAAAACTTTCTTCGATTTCTTTCTGTTGCCAGGCTGGTAGTGCATCGAATACATCACACATGGCTTTGGTGTCCGGTGAAGAATTACCTTTGAAT